AGTTACGCCAAACGGCAGGGATTATGCAACCACAGAAGACTGCAACACACACCGAGCGATGCACTATGACCGCATCGCAACAATTCATGCTATTTGGCTTGAAATTTATTGCGAAGCTATTGCCATTAAAAAACAGGAAGGATGAAAATGATTTACGCAGATTTAATTCGCCAGTGGGCTGACGATCGCAACCTGATCGAAGGCAGCGACCTAAAAAGCCAATTTGTCAAACTAATCGAAGAAGCTGGCGAACTAGCTAACTCTATCGCAAAAAAGAATGACATAGAATTCTCGGATGCCATTGGAGATATGTTTGTCGTGCTGACCATCATGGCAGCGCAAAACGGAATGCACATTGAAGATTGCATTGATGGCGCTTGGCAGGAAATAAAACACCGCAAAGGCAAGATGGTTGACGGAATTTTCATCAAGGAAGCAACAGATGTTTGATGATGATTTCAGCTGGCAAGAAGAAAAGCCAGAGGAAGTGTTGATTGACACGCTTGGCATGACGCCAAGGCAAGCTAATATGCTTCAAATTGAAGCCATTGCTAAAGCGCACCGCTTTACTTTGGAAGACATTTTAGGGCCGCGCAAGTTTAAGCCATTGGTAGCAGTAAGGCGCAAGTGCATTGTCGTGCTACGCCAAAAAGGACATACAACGACCGAGATAGGGCGCATTATGAACCGCGATCATACTACAATCGTTCACGCGCTGCAAAAGAGCAAGGCAGAGACATGACACCTGAAAAGCTAAAGCTTGCCCGTCACCGCATGGGCTATAGCGTAAACGAAATGGCAGATGCACTTCGCCTGTCGCCAGCAAACGGCGGCACGACCATTCGCAAGATGGAGGCTGGCAAGGTAAATATCACTGGGCCAATTATGGTCGCAGTCGATGCTATGCTAAAGGGATATGACCCATTTAGGGATGATTATGACGAAACCGAATAGCTATCAGGTAGGCGGCGATCATTACGCATCAAAGGCCATCCAGCCTTGGGACGCAATGGAAGCATGGATGACTAAAGAGGCGTTTGCCGGATTTTTGCATGGCAATTGTATAAAATACTTAGCAAGGTATCTAGACAAGAACGGGGTGCAAGACCTAAAGAAGTGCCAGCATTACCTAGCAAAACTTATTGAGATTGAGGACGGCAAGAAGATTATAGATCGCGCAGCCTGTGAGGACGATGGCAAGGTTGGATATGGTAAGCCGCCAAAGCATACTCGCTTTCAAGCTGGGCAGTCAGGCAATCCCAAGGGCCGACCAAAGAAACGAGTAATGCTCTAGTGAAGGCAGAAACCAATGATTGAGACTGTAACAAAGTTCGCTTGCTATTGCGGATTTCATGCGGAAGCTAAGGGTGATGCCCTTGATTGCACTAGGTGCGGAGACAAGATGCACTCTTGGGGAACAAGGGAAGTCACAACGAAATCATTTACATTGATTGGCGAGAGCGCCGACAAGCGCACGATTAACGGAGGATATTGATGGACGTTAAAATTGAGCCTCGCAGCGTAGCGGATTTAATTCCGTATGCAGCCAATAGCCGCACCCATTCCGATGCCCAAGTCGCGCAGATAGCGGCAAGCATAAAAGAATTTGGATGGACAAACCCCATTCTGATTGATGGAGATAACACCATCATTGCAGGGCATGGCCGCTTACTGGCCGCACGAAAGCTTGGCATGGAAGAAGTGCCAGCTATTATCCTTGACCACCTGACCAAAGCACAGCAACGCGCCCTTGTGATAGCCGATAACCAGCTTGCCCTAAACGCAGGCTGGGATATGGATATGCTGAAGGCTGAAATTGAAGACCTTAACCTAGAGAACTTTGATATTAACCTACTGGGCTTTGACGAAAAGTTTCTTGATGGATTGCTGGAGCCAGAACCAACGGCAGGGCTGACCGACGAAGACGCTGTTCCCGAAGTCCCTGAAACACCAAAGACAGTGCTGGGTGACGTATGGGTGCTAGGAAATCATAGATTAATGTGTGCGGATAGCACAAGCGTGGATGCAGTTGATAAGCTGATGGATGGCACAAAGGCCGATATGGTGTTTACCGACCCGCCTTATAACGTGGCGTTCAACGGGCGAAGCGGAAAGCATGATGTCATTAAGAACGATGACTTGCCAAAGGTTGAGTTTGAGCAGTTTATCAATGAAGTCTGCAATGTTATTCGTGTCATAGACCCAAAGGTATATTACATCTGGTGCAACTGGAATTTTTACAGCGTTCTGCAAGGCCAGTTGCCATACAAAGCCTGTATCGTTTGGGCAAAGAACGTTTTCGGCATGGGTAATGGCTATCGTCACCAGCATGAGTTTTGTTTGTTTAATGGCAAAATTGATGAGGTAATAAAAAACGAAAGCGACCTTTGGGAAATTATAAAAGACAGCAAATATGTTCACCATACACAAAAGCCAGTCGCACTTTCGGTTCGTGCATTTGGGAACCATGTAAAGCTGCTTAATGTTTTAGACCTTTTTGGCGGCAGTGGCTCAACGCTAATTGGAGCGGAGCAAACAGGGCGTAATTCGTTTGTTATGGAACTTGACCCAAAATACTGTGACGTAATCATCAAGCGTTGGCAGGACTTCACTGGCAAGAAGGCCGTTCACGCAGAAACAGGGGAAGCCTTTGATGGCTGATATTAAACTGACCGCAAAGCAAGAAGCATTCTGCCAAGCCATAGCCGATGGAATGGGACAAGCGGATGCTTATCGCATCGCTTATGACGCTGAAGGAATGAAGGATAACACCGTTTACCCGAAAGCATCGCGTATGATGAACGAGGGCAAGATAAGTGCAAGAATTGCCGAATTGAAAGCGCAGGTTGTCGAAAAGCAACTATGGACACGCGAAATGTCCGTTAAGGGCTTAATGAGCGCCTATAGGATTGCATTGGAGGCCAAGACCTCAACGGGCATGACGGCAGCGGTCAAAGAACTAAACATCATGCACGGCTATAACGAACCGACCAAGCTTCAGGTTGATATGAAGTTTAAGCCTATCACGGACGAAGATTGGCTTTGACCTTTACGCCAAGCCAAAAGGATTTTATATACAGCACAGACCCATTCCCTGCGTTCGTCGGTGGCTTTGGCTCTGGAAAGACGGCTGCGGGTATCGCACGGCTTATGCGATTAAAGCGGTATTGCCCATATCAGGACGTTGCATATTACCTCCCGACCTATCCGCTGATTGAAGACATCGCTTTCCAACGCTTCCCCGCCCTGTTCGAGCGTAACGGCATCCCTTATAAGTTGAACCAGCAAAAGGCTGTTCTGGAAACGGAATTGGGCCGCATTATTTTTCGCAACATGGAACAGCCTGACCGCATCGTCGGTTACGAAGTTGCCCACAGCGTTGTCGATGAACTTGATACGCTTCCCATCGAAAAGGCACGGGCTGTCTGGAACAAGATTATTGCCCGTAACCGCCAGAAAGCTTTTACCATCGGCGGCAAGCCTGTCCGCAATACTGTTGGCGTTGCCACCACGCCCGAAGGCTTCCGTTTTGTTTATGACCGATGGGTGAAGAATAAGGCTGAAGGCTACGCGCTTTATCGCGCAAAGACATCTGACAATGCTGCGAACCTTCCCGCTGATTATATCAAGAACCTGCAAAGCACATATTCAACAAGCCTATTAGCTGCGTATCTTGATGGCGAGTTTGTCAACCTGACGGCTGGCAGCGTTTATCCAGAATTCGATCGCAAGCTGAATTATACCCTTGAGCAGATACAGCCAAGGGAGCCTTTGCATATTGGCCTTGACTTCAACGTCAACAACATGAGCGCGATCGTCTGCGTCATTCGCAATAACAATCCGCTTGCCCTTGATGAAATAACTGGCGTCAGAGATACGCCCACAATGATTAGGGCATTGCAGGAGCGTTACCAAGGCCACCAGATAACAGTTTATCCAGATGCGTCAGGCGGGGCCACCAAGAGCGTCAACGCCAGCTTGTCAGATATAACCTTGCTGCGATCGGCTAATTTCACTGTGCTTGCGCCGAATAAGAACCCAGCGGTAAAGGACAGGGTAATGGCGATGAACCAGATCATTCACAATCAAGGCGTGCGGCGATTGCTGGTAAACCCTGATAGATGCCCTAACTTGATCGAAGGATTGGAGCGCCAAGCTTACAACAAATCCGGCGAACCAGATAAAACGGCTGGCCTTGATCACTTGAATGATGCTATCGGCTATTTTATTGCGTATAAATATGCTATCGGTAGGGGAATGGTTTCCTTCGCTCAAATATCTGGGGTGTAAATGTCTGTCTCCAACACGAACACCGAATACGACGCTTATCGCTTTAAGTGGAAGCGTTGCCGCGATGTAATAACTGGCCGCGATGCTTTAATTCAGAACTATGTTAGCAATACGCGCTATTCTGGCAGTCTTTACAATCCGTCATTCGATACGAACAACTATCTGCCACGGCTTACAGGCCAGACGGATGTCGAATATATCACATATCAGGAACGGGCTGCTTTCTTCAATGCAAGCGCACGAACGCTAGATGCCTTCACGGGAATGATATTCTCGAAAGACCCAGTTTACAAACTGCCGACCGCGATCGAGCCTTATGCCAATGACATTACGCTTGGCGGCGATAACTTGCGCGAATTTTCGGAGCAGATTGTCGAGCAACAGATCGCAGTAGGTCGCGTTGGTATCATGGTTGACTATCCAGCCAATGCGCCGACGAATATCACGATCGCCGCAGCCGAGGCGTTAAACATTCGCCCCTTCTTGCGTTATTACACCGCCGAAAGCATCATCAACTGGCGCACCAGCTATAAGAATGGCGCACAAGTTCTAACAATGGTGGTGCTAAAAGAGACTATCGAAGTTCAAGAAGATGAATTTACATCCAATGAGGTAACGCAATATCGCGTCCTTGACCTAACGGAGCAAGGCTATCGGGTGCGCGTCATGGACGATAACAACGCCCTGATCAGCGAAATGTATCCGATACAGAACGGCAGCACCTTGTCGTATATTCCATTTGTTATCCTTGGGGCCAACAGCGCGACCGCCACAGTGCAAAAGCCGCCTTTGCTCGACCTAGTGGATACAAACCTTGCTCACTATCGCAACAGCGCGGATTATGAGCATGGCTTACACTTCACTGGCTTGCCTACTCCATACGTTGCTGGCGTTCAACTGCCTGAAGGTGCAACGCTTTCGGTCGGCTCAATGAGCGCGTGGATATTCCCTGACCCGTCGGCCAGTGCTGGCTATCTTGAATTTAAGGGCGATGGCCTGCAAACCTTGCGCGAAGCATTGAAGGACAAAGAGCAGCGCATGGCTATTCTTGGCGCACGGATGCTTGCCGAGGATAAGCGATCATCTGAAGCCTTTGGCACGATCGAATTAAAGTCTGCTGGTGAGCGATCGATCCTTGCATCAATCAGCCGCTCGGCATCGGACGCGATCGAACGTTGCCTTAACTGGATGTGCGAATGGGTTGGCGCTCCACAGGATGCTGTCTTTAACCTCAACACGGACTTTGGCGCTGCACGGATGCAGCCGCAAATGGTCACCGCCCTTTTGAGCGCATATCAAGGCGAAGCAATGCCGCTGTCGGTTTTATTCGACAACTTGCAGCGTGGAGAACTTATAC